CAACGTGCTGGAGCAATCTATAAGAAAGATGGAAAGACATTTGTTCGGATGACCACTGATCAAGAAACAGAAGGATTCTTGCGCAGTATTAAAAAGCTAGCAGCATGATGGGAAAGAAACAAAATCAATAAACCATGGTATAATACAGCATGCCGAAACAACATTATTTGACATGCTAGACGAACTAAGGTGGCTTATTGGCGCGGTCATGACTCTAATCACTGTAATCGGTGGAATAGTGGTCAGAGACCGCGAAGTAATGCGTAAAATTGATGACGGCGACGCGCGCCTGTCAGAAAGAATCACGAAAGTTCAAACAGAATATGCCAGAAAAGAAGACTTAACCGACCATGTTCTGAGGGTAGAACAGTCGGTTGAGTCTATGCGCAATGAACTCCGTGAAACCAATCGACGCATTGACTCTCTTATTATGGTCTTGTCTAATTTCATGGAAAGGGGCAAATGATAATTCTATATTTTCTCCTCCTGGCCACATGGTGCGGCGTGACTTTTGTCGGCTGCTCGTGGTTGTATAAAAACTGGGCAGTGTTTCTGATGGATGTTTTTAGTGATATTTATGAGGCTCTGTATGCTTAAAAAATACTTGACAAAATTTACTGCATGGGTTTCAGGCAAAATGATTTGCACATGGGCCGAAGCTTATACCTATTGGTCAATAAAGATTTCTGCGTTTGGCACGCTGGTTTTCGGCCTGCTTGCCATGTGGCCTGATGGCGCGTTGTATGCGTGGCAGATGATGCCATATGAGGTCAAGGAATGGCTGCCTGATAACCTGACGGCTTTTGCGGCAGCCGTGATATTCGCCCTTACAATGGCGTCGAGGGTTTACAGGCAGAGTAAAAAATGATACCAAACAAGCAGGCACTCGATAGATACAAAAAGCAAGGGCTGTCCACTGCGGCAATCCTTGCTGTGCTGTATCTGATCATTCCGCACGAGGGTAAAGTCAACCAGGTATATCTTGACCCGGTTGGCGTCCCGACGGCTTGTTATGGCCAAACCGGGCGTGACTTGTACGGGCGGAAAATAGAGATGGGGAAAGGGCTGCGCTATACGGATGAAGAATGCGATATCATGCTGGCAATGTCCGTGCCTCAGTATGAGTCAGACTTGATAGACATGGTAAAACCAAACGGCTCACCAGTGGACGGCCGGTTCGCTAGTCAGTATCAAAAGGCTGGCTATATATCATGGGTGTATAACCTGGGCGCCGGGAACCTGAAGGCATCGACCATGCTTAAAATGCTAAACGCAGGAGATCATGAGGGAGCTTGCAATCAGCTTGTCAGATGGATCAGGGCAGGAGGAAAAGTCTTGCCGGGTCTTGTGTCGAGGCGTGGTGAAGAGCAATCCTGGTGTATGGGGCAGGTTCCGTGGCAAGTAAGATTGAGTGAGGCGTATCTTGAGAGGGGAAGATGAAAGTTATACAAAAAGCAAAGTCCGGGGATACTCTTGAGGTATACTTTTACGCCGTAGATTCTGACGATATCCCGCAAGATTTATTAGATATAGACATTAAATGCTCAGGTAAAATCGTGGACGCTTGCTGGGAGTCTGGCTTCTCAGTTACAAAGTTTGATCAGGTGGGACTTTTTATGATATCTCCAGACTCTACCCCGGTTCCACCAGGGGATATATACCTTGACATTGTTTTTACATACCCTTCGGGCTATACTGAGACGACGGAAACTGTTTCTGTATCCATTTTGGCGAGGATAACCAATGATTGAAATTCTGAAAGGCGGCGTACCAGGAAAACCGGGAAAGTCGGCTTATGAAATAGCCGTAGAGAATGGGTTTTTAGGCACAGAGCAAGAGTGGTTAGATTCACTGGAGGGCAAGGACGGAGCGCAGGGCGCACAAGGCCCGCAAGGACCACAAGGACCACAAGGAGCGCAAGGAGAGGATGGAATCCACGGGTCAGATGGATCTGACGGGGTTGCGTCAGGGCAGTATATGGTATGGGAGCCGCCAGAAATGGATAACATGCGGTCGGATCTCCCCAATATGATTTTTGATGCTTTCGGCGACTACGATCCAATGAGGGCATATTCCCAGTTGTGGGATAGCTTGATGTTGGAGGATGCAGATGGCTGGATAACAAAAACGGATCTAGGCACAGACGGCTCCGGCACATACCCGATTTACATGTATGATTTTTGCCCACCTAAGTATGACAAGAAAATTATTGTCACTGCAAACTTCCATGGCTCAGAGAGGCTGGGCCAGTATTCAATTTGGTTTTTCTTCCGCCATATGCTCCGGAATTGGAAAGATCGATCAGATTTTGCTTACTGCCGAAATAAGGTGAGATGGATTGTAATCCCAAATGGAAATCCGTGGGGATACAAGAATGTCAATCGTCTGACTGTCAACCAGGTTAACATTACTCGAAACGTCGATTATAGGTGGGATCAGTACCCTGTCCAGCCCCCTCCTAGCGAGGGATATAAAGGCCCTGAGGTGTGGTCCGAGGTTGAGACCAGAATTGCCAGGGATGTTATATTACAGCACACTGATGCCGTAGCCTTGATTGACTGCCATGTTTTTGGCAGCAATGCAACAGCGGGACACTATCCCTTTTATGCAACAGCCGAAGGGACCGCAAATCTTGATACCATGATGCAAGTGATAAACTCACTTGCCACGGACACGGATTATTCTCCTCAGGTAGTCCGTCCCTATGATCCAAATTTTATAAATTGGGCCAGCACTAAGTTTGGGATGTTTGCCGTTTGCCCAGAATTTGACAATGGCTATTATCCTCCTATTTTCAGCCCTTTGTGTAACACAATGGCTACCCGTTTTTATGGGAATGTTTTGCTTGCGGCGTCGACCTTGGTTGGGAAAAACGAGGCCAGGACCAGACGACAGCCAAGGGCCGGGATAGCTACATATAACAGATCGAGCGGAAACGAGATTAATGTAGACTGGACGTCTGAGCAAACGTTGCCACAGTTTAGTATATCTATACCTGACATCACATACCCTGCAATAGTTAAAGTCACAGGGGTTATAACCATATACTCTAATCAAGCTTTGACATTTTTCGGGACGCCGATAGTAGGGCAGGATAGACAAGGGAGCTATGGTCCGCTAGACTCAAACGGGGATCGAGGCTACTGGCGGCCAGATGTTTACAAGGGATCCATCTCGAATTTCAGATTCACGAACACAGAAGATACTAAAGCGTTTCATTCCCCAATCCCTTTCTGCCTAACTATCCCTATAACTCCTGCAAAAACCAATCCGGGAGAGTTAGGAGTTGGCCCGCTGGTTCTTGGCCTGAGGTGCTACGTGACCAATGGGATTGCTTACATAAGCAAGTGGCGAATGAACTGGCTTATAACTCCATGCGATCTTGGAGATAGAGCTGTTGAGGTTTATTCTTGCGATGGACGAGTGGATCAGGGAAGCGATGCCATGATTATGATAAGGCCGTCATACTGATGAGCGACGCACTGTTTCATGAGTTCAAGCCATACGTAGAAAGGCTTGCCAAGTGGTGGATCAGAAAGAATAGGCTTACCCATATTGAGGATGACTTGATGCAGGCGGCATACATCGGATTGCTGCATGTGGCGAGAAATTCGGACGGCGAGAAATGCGTCAAAACATATTTATTCCGGCGGGTGATTGGCGCCATGGTTGATGAGATCAGGGCCATGGATCACCTGACACGCCCGCAGCGCAGAGATGGCATGACAGCGGAAATGCTTGATATTGATTTATTAGAGATCGGGAGCGATGATTTCAGGGGCGACTTTCTTGCTTACGATCTGATGGTTGAGGCCATAGGCAAGCTGGAACAGAAACGACGAGATACCATAATCGGGATTTATTTTCATGGCAAATCAGGTGTCGATATTGCCAGCGATATGGGATACACCTCAGCAAGGATCGGTCAATTCCATCGGGACGGGCTGGAAAAATTAAGGGAGGATCTGAGTGAACATTTCTGCTGAAGAACTTGCGCCGAATATTTATATACTGCGCATCCATGGGGATGGCGGTGGCTACGGGGATGCCTTTAACTTGGCGTGCATTGCCATCATCAGTGGCCAGATGGCAACAATAAAGGCGCTGGTCGCAGATGCTGGCGAAACGACGCGGGCAAAGTACATTGCCATAACCGCATGGTTGAGCGGGCGGGGCGTACGTGATGTTGCATGGGAGCGGTATAAAAACGGCAAGGTGGTGTCAATTAAATTCACTCTAAAATGAGCATTCTTATCAAGAAATTCGGCGGGTGGATTCTGGCTGCCCTGTCCATGGCGGCATCGGTTGCGATGTTCTGGAAGTACGCGAAGCAGTCAGAGAGGATGGATCACGTAAAGGATCTGGCCGAACAGCAGGAGGCGCAGGCAATCGGGATTATCAAGCAGAGAATCGAGACAGCAGAGATTCAGAAAATAAAGGTGGAAAATGCAAATCAGGTTAAGCAGGACAGCAGCGGCAGCAGTGATGCTGATATCATTGCAAAGCTGCGCAACAAGTGGTCAAGGGACTAAGTACGCCGAAGCGATCGCGGCAACGCCCGTCATTATCGACACGGCATGCGACTGGGTTGAGTACATCTATATATCATCGGCAGACACGCTGACCCCGGGGACGGCTCGGCAGATACTCAACCATAACGAGACTGTCGAGAAGAACTGTAAAAAATGATAAATGGCTCGCCAAGATAAGCTTTTCGATGAAGCTCCACTGGACGATCTCCCGGACACGAAAGCGTGTCTATTTGCGCTGGCAGACATTTGGCAGAATGACTTTAACAAGACAGCGGACAGGATCGCGGCTGCCAAGGTTTATATGGACAAACTGAAAGATGTCATTGGTGATGAAGACGGGCGGCGGGTTGAGATAACGTTTAATGTGGTAAGGCCAGGTGAAGATACAGATTAATTTGTCAGATAAAATCTCTGATATCTTTGACGACATCATGCGCGATCCGTCATCGTTCGGCACGAGCATACGGTTTCGGGGGGCAGACGGAGGGAGGGGAAGCGGCAAGACATACCAGTTTGCCACCATGACCGCAGTGGTTGCAATGGACTTTTCTGCCCGGCGCGTAAAGGGGAATATACTATGTGGGAGGGAGTACATGAATTCTCTGGCGGACTCTTCCATGGAGGAAATCAAGACCGCCATATACAATCACAACATGGGGTATTATTTTGACGTTGGCGAGAAGTATATACGAACCGCAGACAAGAGGGTGACATATCTCTTTGCAGGACTCAACAGAAATTTGAACAGCCTCAAGTCAAAATCAAACATCATTCTGGCGTGGATCGACGAAGCAGAACCAGTGTCTGACATGGCGTGGTCAAAGCTGATACCTACGGTACGGGCAAAGCAGTCCGAAATATGGTTGACGTGGAATCCGGAAGATGAGGGGTCAGCAACAGATAAGCGATTCAAGCTGGCCAGCGTAAAGCATGGGAAATTTTCCACTGTCAATTACAAGGATAACCCATGGTTCCCTGAGGTTCTGGAGAAATCCAGGCTGTCAGACCTTGAAAACCTTGACCCGGCAACTTACGCATGGATCTGGGAAGGCGCGTACCGCGTCGAATCGGACGCACAGATTTTACATGGCAAAGTAGCCGTAAAAGAGTTTGAGCCGGAAAAGCACTGGGGAGGCCCTTACTATGGCTTAGACTGGGGTTTTTCACAGGATCCGACGGCGGCGGTGAAATGTTGGACTGATGATAATATACTATATATAGAATATGAGGCTGGCAAAGTTGGCCTGGAATTGGATGATACGTCCGAGTACCTGGTCAGCAGAATGCCAGGCATAGAGAAGCACAGGATATACGCAGATAGCGCCAGGCCGGAGTCAATCAGCCATGTCAAGCGTAATGGTTTGCCATTTATCAAGCCAGTCAAGAAATGGCCGGGAAGCGTTGAAGATGGCATCGCTCACCTGAGATCGTATAAATCCATTATAATACATCCACGGTGCAAACAGACCATACGCGAATCACGGCTTTACAGTTACAAGGTTGATAAGAATTCCGGGGATGTGTTGCCGGACATCATTGATGCAAATAATCATTTTATCGACGCATGCATAGAGAAAGGCCAGTTAGTAACCACGCCAGATGGGCCGATAGCAATCGAGCATATCAAGGTTGGGGATATGGCCCTAACCAGAAAAGGATATCGCCGGGTTCTTCATCATCAGCTAACCCAGAAGAACGCTGAAATATGGGAACTAAAAACGAGCAAAAGAACGCTTCGCGGAACCGGAAATCACTTGGTGTATTGTTCAAATAAAGAAAAGTTTGTGAGAATGGATTCTATGAGGTACAATGATGAAATCATAACAGACGCAGAAGGCAGGTCAACATGGTTGAATCAATTGTATACAAGGGCGAAACATATCGCAGGTACCCAAATGCCAAGCAAAGATCAGACAGGGTCTATTATATATGCTGCAAGTGGGGGGTTCTTCCACACAAATATTTGCACCGTGAAATATGGTCTGACCACCATGGCCCAATACCAGAGGGTCATCATATCCACCATATTGACGACAACCCATACAATAATGACATTAGCAACCTTGAATGCCTTACAGTTAAAGAGCATTTTGCACGCCACCCTCTTGACGCTGACCAGCTTATGCGGGCGCGAGCCAATCTTGCAAGAATTAATCACCTTGCAAAAGCATGGCACTCAACGCCGGAGGGGCTTGCTTTCCATAAGAAAATTGGCGCAATGTGGAAAGATAGCTACACCCCGGAAGATAGGGCATGCATTCAGTGTGGCAAAGTCTTTTCTACGCAAAGCAATCGCAAGCATGACAAGTTTTGTTCCAACGCTTGCAAATCAGCCTTTAGAAGGGATAGTGGGGTTGATGACATCGCCAAGAAATGCGAGGCGTGCGGGTCAGAATTTATCTGCAACAAGTACGCCAAGCAAAGGTTTTGCTGCAGAACGTGTGCTCAAAGTTTGCGCAACAAAAGATAGAAACGACGTTTACGATATTATGGTCGATGATGCTGAAGAATTTTTCGCTTCTGGCGTTTTGGTCCATAATTGCAGGTATGCCCTATCCCCCATGATCCAGCGCAAAAAAGGATTTTTTTCCAAATGAGTAAGAAACGAAAAAAAAGCATTCTGAGTGTAAACGCCGGGATGATAAGGAGGCAGTCAGGCTTGCCGATACCTATGCAGCCAGATGGCGCGGCACCAGTGTATGCTGCTGACAGCAAGCCATTAAGGAATGACGCGGTCAGCTCCCTGCAAATTGATTTCTTCTCAGGCGGCTCGGTATCTATAGGATTTCAGGCCGCTGCTGTGCTGGGCACGAACTGGCTGATAGACAAGGCATGCAGAATACCGGCACGGGACGCCATCCGCAATGGATACTTTCTCGGAGATGAGCACGAGGGGCTGAGGAAACTGGATGTCCAATACCGGGTGTCAGCAGTGGCAGAGGAAATGATCTACACTGGCAGGATGTACGGTGGGGCTGCTGTTTACTTCGATATCGACAGCGCGAATCCGGATGAGTTTTATCGAAATCCATTCAACCTTGATGGCGTGGCGAAGGGCGCATACAAGGGGATGAAAGTGGTTGACGTGAGCTGGCTTCAACCGCAGCTGGACGATGAGAATTTAAACAACCCGCTGAGCAAGATGTTTTATCGGCCGACGTTTTGGAATATTAATGGCCGCGTCATTCACCATTCCCATTTTCACTTCTTCTGCCCGTTCCCGGTTGTTGACTTACTTAAGCCATCATTTAATTACTTCGGCGTGTCGCTGCCGCAGAGAATCTCGGAGCGAGTTTATGCCGCAGAGAGATGCGCCAACGAGGCGCCACTGCTGATGATGACGAAGCGACTGACATCGCTACAGGTGTCTGATTCGGCCCTGTCGAGGCCGGAGGATCTGGAAGCCAACCTGGCAGAATGGATGCGGTTTAGAGACAACTTCGGCGTAAAAATATGCGGCGAGGATGAGTCGATTACTCAGATAGACACTGCGCTCGGCGATACTGATGATGTGATTATGACTCAATACCAGCTGGTTTCGTCCGCCGCAAACATCCCGGCCACGAAGTTGATGCAGACTCAGCCGAAAGGATTCAATGCCACCGGCGAATATGAGGCCAGAAGCTATCGCGAGGAGCTGGAATCAATACAGGCGCATGACCTGTCACCACTACTATCAAAACACTATGCCATCGTTGCCCGGTCAACTGGCAATCCTGTAAGTGGCGAAATTGACATTCAGTGGGCCCCGACGGACAGTCCGACGGCTAAAGAATGGGCGGAAATCGACAAGATAAAAGCGGACAGAGATGCTTTGCTGTACAATACTGGCGCAATCGATGGCGAGGACATTAGGAACAGAGTGCGTAACGATCGCGAAAGCGATTATTTCGGGATAGAGGCCGGACGACTTGAAAATACTGAGACGGAAACCGAGGGCACAGATATCATCTAAGGGGCCAGGCTATCCGGTGCCAGTAATGCAGCGGATGGAGTCTGAAGTGCTGAAATTGTTTTTGCCTATGATTGATGAGACCAGGCGCGAGATCAAGCGGTCTGGCATTGCATCCATGGATTCTGCCATGAGTGACATTGCAGCCATCATTGACCGGATTTACAATGTATATGCCCGGCATCGCCATGCAGGCGCAGGCCATAGCAAACAGGTTTTTGTCAGATATCAATCGATATTCCGTAAAGTCGCTCGAATCCACGCTGAAAGACTTCTCCATCAAATTCACGGATTCCTCGCCATCTGTCGACCGTAAGATCGGAGACCTGTCAGCAGAATTCGTTGCCATGATCAAGCGTGTCGGGGAAAGGCACCATGACAGGGTGCTGAAAGCTGTTTCCAGCGGATCCGGGGCTGCGGGAATATTCGGGGAGCTCATGAACATCGAGGGCGTTACGCGGTCTATAGCCAAGAATATAGCCGAGGATCAAACCCGCAAGATGACATCAACCATAAATGCCGTCAGACTGCAGGAGGCTGGAGTAACCAAGTTTCGCTGGCTGCACTCATCCGGCGGAAAAACGCAAAGACCGCTGCACGTTGAGGCAGACGGCCAGATTTACAGCTACAATGACCCGCCGCACATTGGCGACGATGGCGGCCCTACGCTTCCGGGCATTGAACCTAATTGCAGATGCAGGGCCATACCGGAGTTGACTTTTTGATTAATATGGTATAATGCGCCATGGATAGCATATCTGAAGACAAAAAAGAGGTTGACGCCAATCATTATTGGCATTTTCCGGACACCAACATTTCCAAGGTTGGCGTGTTCGATTACCTCGGGTCCGAGATTGGCGCGCCAGATCCGGATAAGATTTATAAGGTGTACCGGCCGGAAGAGGAGCTTTCCAACCCGTTGACCATAGAAAGCTTCCGGTTGATGCCGTTTATCGACAACCACACTTTTCTTGGCCGAGACGGTGAAGACCCGGAAAAAGTCGGCGTTCAGGGCGCCGTCGGTGAGCAGGTGTATTTCGAGTATCCGTACCTTAAGGCTAATATAAAGCTGTACAGTAGATTCGTCAAGGAGCAGATAGAAGGCGGGAAAGTTGAGCTCTCGCCATCCTACAGATGCAAGTACATCAAGGAAAGCGGCGATTTCGAAGGCCAGCCATACGATTACATTCAACGGGGCATGATTGCAAACCATCTTGCCTTGGTGGATGAGGGCAGAACGGGTCCTGATGTAAGGATTATGGACAGTTACAGAATCACATGTGATGCAATGGAGGAAGTAAAAATGGAAGAAGAAGTAGAGGTAAAGCAGGATGCCGCGTCATTTTCCGATGAGCAGATCCAAGCTATCAAGGATATTGTCGCAGAAGCAATCAAACCACAGGATGAGGTGACTGAGCCCGCCTCTGAGCCGGTAGTTGAAAACGTGGCGATTGAGCTTGAAACCATCGTTGAGGAGCTGAAAGACTTGACGGGCATGGATTCGGCTGCCAAGGCAATCGCTTTCATTCGCGCGATGAAGGCACACAAGCCAGTAAGCGCCGAGTCTGTTATCAAGGAGATTGCGGCACGTGATTCGCTGGTCAAGCGCGTCGTGCCTCATGTTGGCGTATTCGATACAGACAACATGACATCCGCTCAAGACGTGGCCGTTTATGCCATTGACAAGCTGGGGCTCAAGTGCGCTGATGCATCCATGTCAATTGCCACAGTCGAGGGCTATCTGGCAGCAGCCAAAGCGCCAACCGCAAAAGCCGCCGATTCGGCACCGAGAGTCAGCGGCAAGTCAACTTCCGAAAAACTATGGGGGATCAAATAATGGCTATTCCAAGCACAGCAAGGACAGCGCTGGTTTCCGGTGTTGCTGGCAATATCGCTTTCGCCGGACCGACACGGGTGCAGACCGGTGTCCTTAGCACTGGTACGGCATCAAACAACGTCTGGGGTCGCGCCTTTACCGTGGCCAACTCTGGTAATGAGACTGTGCAGGCGGGCGGGACAGGTGCTTTCGCTGGCATCATGATCAGCCCTAAAACATACGCCATTGATACGGCTTATGCTGCAAATAACACGGTCGCTGAATTCCTGACTATGGGCGAAGTGTTCGTGGATCTGGATGCGGCTGCCGCTCCAGTTGAAGGTGGTAAGGTGTATTTCATCCAGGCCAGCGGCCTTATCACTCACGCCAGCGGCGCAGGCAACACAGAAATGACTGGCGCGGTATTTGCACGCCACGCGGTCTCAACAGAGTCTGGCAAAAAGGTGGCAGTGGTCAGTCTGACCGGCCCGCTCCCAGCAGCTTAATAGAGGATAGAAGACATGATTAAAAGCAAAGTAAGTCTGCACGCTTCCGGCAGATCGGTTACCAAACGGACTTTTGACGATGGCAGAGCAAAGAATTTAACAGAAGGCGATCTGGAAAATCTGGGTCTTGACTTCCGTGCGATAGACTCCGCATGGACTGGGCCAGGCCCGGCAGCCAGCGGTATGCCTGGCAATATGCTCGAAACATGGATGCCAGGTGTGCTTCGCGTCATCAGCCAGGCCCGGAATATCGATGATATCGCAGGAGTGTCAACTGTCGGTAAGTTTGAGGACGAAAGCATCCATTTCCGCACCAGTGAGCCGACCGGAAAGGCCGAGTTCTACGGCGACAATGCAAATATCCCCTTGGCTGACTACAACCCAGGGGAAGAAAAGCGCGCTGTCGTTCGATTTGAACAAGGGTTCAAAGTCGACCACCTTGAGCAGCTGCGCCAACAGGCGTACCAGTTCCAGGCCGCCACCGAGAAACGTAATGCAGCAATCGAATCTCTGGATGCATCACGCAACCTGGTTGGATTCAATGGCGTCAGCGGCATGACAACGTATGGCATTCTGAATGACCCCAACCTGCCTGCCTATATGAGCTACGCAGATGCAACCGTCGGCGGGCAGCAGCCATGGTTGACGACAGGCACTTTTGCGTCTGTCACGAAAGACATCACGCGCATGGTAAACGCCATCGAAACTCAAATGGGCGGGAATCTGAATGACAACGCTCCGATGGTCATGGTTATGCCTACAGGCTACCGTGGGATTCTAAATCTGCGCGAGTCTGGCACAGGCGTTTCAGTTCGGGACTGGATGGATACAACCTACCCGAACATTCGCTACGTGTACACGCCTAACTTCAAGGCCGCCTACACGGCCAAGGATGTTGTATATTTGTTTGTCGAGTCAGCTGGCGTTTATGACAACAGCGACATTCAAGGCGCGAGCGTGATTCAGGCGGTGCCGGTGCGTTACCAGGTTCTCGGTTCCAAGCAAGACATCAAAAGCTATATCGAGGACGCAGTCAATGCAACAGCCGGTGTAATCGTTCTGCGTCCATGGGCTTTCGCTCGGTACGTTGTTTC